TTACTTCTGTAGAATATGGCTCATTTGCACCGAATGCTTGAACAAGATAAGCAGGTCCATTAGTTGCCTTAAGAGCACCAGATCCTTGAATACCGCCATGCATTACATTTGAGACAGTTCCATTGTAATTCATGGAAGAGCCAACAATTCCGCCAGTTCCGTAGTTTGTTACTATTCCAGGATTATCAAATTTGTACCATTGTTCCAAAGAGAATTCTGATAGATATGCTTCCAACATCTTTGGGAAATCTACAGTAGATGGCTGAGTATTTACAAACAGAGAATCTGCGATCATTGGTGCGGCATTATGAATTCCATCAGTTGTAATTGTTACATCAGTAATTAATGCGCTGGCAGTTCCAGGAATATCATTTACATAAACTGCAGATCCAGCTACATAATTTTCATTTATCTGTGCTGCAGTTAATTCATAATCATATAATGCAAATTCATCTAACCAACCAAGAAATCCGCTAGTTGTATAAGTTACATTTGGATCTACAGTACTATCAACTTGTTTAGCAAGAAGATCTCCTCCACCAATTACCTTATGAGACATAGTCTGGCCACTGACAGGATAATTATCAATTTGGAATAAGGATTGTGCTGGTGTAGTTATTGTTGAATTTCTTACTATTCCACCATCTATGTACATTTTTGCTGATGTTGTATTATATGTGAATACAACATGATGCCATTTATTGTCATTATAAGTTAAAGATGTTGTAAATGAGGTGTTGCCAGTCGATGTAGGAATTAAAAATTGTAATTTTCCAAAAGATGTAGGAGAACTTGAACTTTGAAGAGCAAAACATCTAAAAGTATGGCTTCCTCCTATACTGTAAATTATTGAATTGTTTTTATTAGCGGATGGAGACCATTTAAACCAAAACTCTATTGAAAAGGATTTATCATTAAATACCGCAAAATCTGCCCAGGGTGGTAATCCATATGCTTGATTTCCAGCAAAATATACAGATCTTCCTTCTACATCAGTGTTTTCATTTAATAAAGGTAAAGATGTTGGAGTATATGTATCAGGCGGAGTCCATATTGTATTTGTAACTGAATTTAAAGATGTTGATAATGATCCGTTATTTGATGGAGTGCCAGAAGTTTCATTAAATCTAAACCAAACTTTTGGATTTTTTGCTGAAACTATATCAAAGTAGCTACCTTGTACGGACATAAAAATAGGCTGCTAAGAAGCAGCCTTAACTCCTATCAAAGACTTAGTTGGTGTTACAGATGAAATACTATTTCCGCCTATTGAAATGACGGATGGAAGAGAGAAGCGAGTTACCACTGGAGCTAATATGACGACACCAGAAATTGCTTCAACAGTAGTATGGACTTCATGCATTACAGCGCCTGCTGTGCATACACCCGCTTCTACTCTTACATCCATGCGTTTACCTTACGCTACGGTGATTCGAACGATACCTGTCGAATCCCATGTGATTGTAAAGTTACCATTGGTTGATGACTGGTCTGAACCAAAATCAACATAGCCAATGAGAGCTTTTGTGCCTGCAGAAGCGCCTGCATCATCATATACTACTGCATAACGAGCAGTAATTGTTGAAGATGACCATGTAACGTCTGCTGCATCTAGCACGATTACGTTATTTGTACCATCATATGTAGAAGTCTTTGAAGAAAGAGCAATTCCACCAGTGGTATATCCTGTACCAGTTACTTCAAATGAAGACACGTCATCGAAATAATCGTGTGTGTCCTGGTTAGGTGTGTAGGAAGAGCTGAGAAGAGCTACCTTGATGGTATCTGAATCCCAGTCAATTTCCTTATTAAGAGCTTGCTTTAAGAAGTTACCGTATAGTTTGCTTGGCATTATTTAGTTCCTCCTTATGCGGCTGGGGTCTTCTCAACGATTGCGAATGCGTCGGCATCTGCTACAGCAAAGCCACGACGAATACGCATCTTCAAGAGGACGCCATCCTTGGTAAATTCAGCATCACGTGATACTACGGACTCTAGACCACCACGGATACCATTGATGAGCATCTGACGGTTACCGACGATGAGCAATGGATTTCCTGTTGGGTTTGCCGAAGCAGCAGCTGATGTGGCTGCACCGTAAGATACAACTAGTGGGTATCCGAAGAGTGATCCTGGAGTACCTGCAACTGGGTTTGGAAGAACTAACTCATTGTTAGCATCTTTCATTCCACGGATGTGTGCTAGCATCTTTGGGTGTGCCATAAATACTGTATTTGCAGCATCAAACTTGCTTGAATCCTCAGCAATGCCAAGAGCATTGTTGATATCATCAAATGTTAGATCTCCTGCAGTCTGGATACGATTTGTATTCCAGTTAATTGCAGCATATAGAGATGTGTATGGTGCAGCGTCTCCGCCATCTGATACGACATTTACGCCTAAGCAGGCATTGTCATACTTACGAGCCCAACGGCTTGCCCATTCTCTACGATATGCTGTGAGCACGTCTACGAGGTTATCATTTAGATCTTCCTCAGAAACATGCATAATTTTTGCGTACTTCTTTGCTGTCAAGACAACTTCATCAAGAGTTGCTGTTGCTTCTGGAATTGCTACACCTTCAGCTACAACTTCTGGAGCGTCTGCAACAAAACGAGGTACAGTCTTTGTACGAGAAGCCATGGTCTCACGACGAGCAAATGCTTCAACAGCAGAATTAGCCAAGAGATCTTGGATAACTGCTGAGCCTTGCTCTTCTAGAATATAACCATTGGCTTCAGTAAAATCTGTTCTTGCCATGTTTATTTCTCCTTAGAAATGTTAATTTAAACTTTTGAAAATAGATTATCGTCCAATACATCTATGGTCGCAAGTCCAAACGTCCATCTGGAGACTTGCATAGACCAATTATACATTATTTAACGTTATAAATCTATCTTCCAAGCGCTATTCTAGCTAGTTTTTCGCTTGTTGATATTGGTTTATCTACAGATTTGGCTTCCGCCGAATCTGCTTTGCCTGCTACTAGCAACTTTGGATCAAATAATTCTGGAAAATCTGATTTCAACTCTTTAATTTGATCATCAAGACCTAATACATTAAATTCATCATCAAATGTAAGTCCTTCAAATTTAACAAACTTAAGAATTCTTTCAGTATTAGCAATATTGTGTTTACTTAATTCCTGAATTACTCTTTCTTTGAGTAACTTACCGCTAAATTTAGCATTCTGTTCCTCATATTGTGCCATCTTGGCTTCTAGGGCTTCTTTTTCTTCCCTAAATTGTTTTGCATCCTTCTTGGCACGGTCCAAAGCTGCTAGTACAGCTTCTGGATCTTTAATCTCTTGGGACGTACCATCCACTTGAGTTTCTTCCATTTTTTATCCTTAATTTCTTTCTGCTGCAGATTGTTCTGTAGCAAGATTATTGGCATTTACGCCTGTAGATTGTAATGATATATTTTCTGTCTGGCCTGTTGGGACCACAGATGCCTCAGCAACTTGTGCTGCGATTTCTGCGTCATATCCAAGCTCCAAAAGAATCTGCTCTAATGGCATTCCGACTGACTTTTTGCGAACAGCGATATCCCATTGGTCAACAGTATCAATTGTTTCTGGATTTTCCCAGTCAATTTCAATATCTGCAGATATTCCTTCAACACGAAGCATAAATTTGAACAAATCTCTCCATGTAGAACCAAAAGCTAATTGACGATTAAGGACTTTCTTTGTCAATGGAGCTTCTGCTACACGTAATGCTTCTCCAGATGGGATATATGCACCCTTCATAAAGAAATGAAGAGGTGTACTTGTTATTGCTGCCATTGCATTGACAAAGTCTAGAACTGGCTTTGTAAATGTTTCTGGATCTGCAGCTGGGAACTGCCCAACTGCTTGCACACCTTGTAAATACCATAATTGTCCAGGCCCATTTTGCAATGAACCTAGATTTTCTCTAGCAGTATCATCTTGAGAAAAATCCTCAAGCTCTGCTGTCTGTCCACCAGTTGTCAAAGCATATCTTTGTGGTGCGCCCTGGTAATCTACTGTGTACATGTGTGTGTTAATTAATTTATTAATTGCATCTTGTGGGCCATATGCATCATAGTGCTCTGGCTTTCAATAATGC